CAGATTTACCAAATAAATTAGCATCACAAGGAATACGAGAAGGAAGTTTTATAAAGATTTCATGGTGGCAAAAAACTAATGTAGAAGGTAAGGGTGCAAAAGTTGGGTTACGACATTTAAATAAAGATGGCCAAATCTCTTGGGGACCGGATAATGAATTTTATAGAATGATTCCATGTACATCGGTAGATGAATGGGAACAAGTTAGTTATACCGGTGTTGTTGATGAGGATTGGGATTTAACTAAAACTGACAAAGTTTATGTAAAAGGTCATTTTGGTCCAGAAGGAATCTTGTGGGTAGAGGATGTAAAAGTTGAAATAGTTTCCGGAATTTCCGCGGCCGCAGACCAAATTAATACATATACAATTCGCAATTTTAATTCAGATAATGTATTAAAACTTTATACTACAAATTTATTAACAGATCCAAATGGATTTATATCAAAGATAAACTATCGCGGTACAAAATATAAAACGGGAGATAGTGGTGTAGATTTTTATACAGATCCAATAACTGATGAAACGATAACTATTAATTTACCAGGAGTTTGGACCACTCCGGGGGGAAATTGGAAAGTACTTGGAAATTCTGATGTAAATCCTGATTTGATTGTGGATCCTAATTTGTCTGATAGTAAATGGATTGGAAATGTTGTTGAAACAGAAGATCAACAAATATGGAATTGGTCACCACTTGATGATATTGGTGACTATATATGGAATTATCCAAATCCACCTTTACGAAGTGATGCAGTTTGGCCTTCTAATTGGTCTAATGGATTCCAGAATTTTAATTTTAATGATGTTAATCATAAGTTTTGGCGTACGGGTTGGATAGGACACCACGCTAAGTTTGTTCCTGGTGATGGTCGTGATGGTGAAACCGCTATGAAATTTATAGACCAAAACTCTGGATTTGATTCACCGAACCATCAATATTATGTAGGAGATTATAAAACAGGCAATTCGTCTGATGCTGACCAAACTCTGAAACATCGACCAATGATGCTTTCACAACAATTAACACATACTTTGTTAACAAAGGGAGTACAAGTTGGTGATCAACTTACTATTTCGTGGAGGCAGAAAACAGAGACTAATAGTATAGGAAAAGGTGCAAGAGTTGGTATTCGTCATTATGATAGTGATGGAAACATAACATTTGGAGAAGAAACAACTAACGAATATACTAATATAGAAAATACGGTAAAGGATAAAGAATGGTTAAGATACCTATCAACTACAACAGACCAATGGCAAGATGTAAGTTATTCAGTTATTGTCGGTGAGGATTTTGATTTATCACGTCCCATATGGTTGGTAGTTTATGGACATTTTGGTCCAGAAGGAATATTGTGGTTAGAGAATGTAGAGATTAAAGTAACTGTTGATACTCAAGAGATAACTGTAAATCCTGTTTTTGGAGATTTTGTAGCAGAAATTGATACATGGGTTGATAGAAATACTTTAACGATAAAAGATGGTTATAATAATGTTGCTGAAAGTTTAGGACACATTTCAACCAACAATGCTAATATTCGGTCATATAGTATATTTGATGGATTTTCTGTAGAATATACTTCGTCTGTTTATAGTTCAGAACCTATATTTGGATCACTGAGGGGAGAAATTGATAGTATAGAAGGTGATAATATAATAAATCTTGTTCATTCTTTTGAAGAACTTGCAATAGAAGCTGGTCATGATTTAGAAAATTATCCAATTGATGAACTGCAATCTGGTGATGGACTTTTTACTTTAGCTAATTGGTTTATTCAATATCCAACTGATAGTACTGAAAATTTAAGTAAATTAGTTAGAATGGGACCAGACAATTATACTGTAATAACTAATTTTAAACCAGACATTGTAACTTATCCAGAATATCCACACGCTCTTGTGTATAAATTATATGAACCATTGCCAGATGATATGGTACAAGGAAATTTTATTAATATAGTTAGAGAGATGATTCCACCGATAGAAGAAATTTGTACTTTAGTTCCATTTGTTGATGAATGGGTTAGTGATGTTGTTCTTAGAACTCCTGAACGTGGTAATGTTAATAGTCCGATAGGAAATAAAATTACCGAGTTTAAAAATTATTCACAATTAGCAACTAGCAATGAAGGAATTAAACAAGAAGTTGAAAATGAAATTTTAAGTGGTAGTTTAAGTTCTGATATTAATGTGGACTTTTCTTCATTTACAAATTTTGTACATTTTAGTTCGATAGAAAAAAGACTTAAAAATTTCAAATATAAATTAGAGAATATAGAATTATATACAGATAGAAGTGCGTCTTTAGCGGGTACAAGTAGTGGTTCAACTGGTATAATACCAATAGTTGCAGATCCCGGAAAGGGTTCTTATTTAACCGTATCTGGTTCAGAGTCAGGTACTCCATCATTTACTCCAATAAGTGGTTCATTAACACAAATTCAATCATGGGAAAAGAAACGCCGAGAACTTATAAACGGATTTGATAAGTTTGAAAAATATATGTACAAACAAAGTTCATCGTATTCTGATGACCCAGTAGGTAGGATTTATGACAATAGTTGGCCGAAAAGAGGTGGAGCAGGAAAATTTTTAGATCCATATATTTTAACACGAACAACACAATCAGCGGCTACATCTTGGTATGATACTCAGATAGTTTCTGCATCAGCTTATGATAAAGCTAACAAGAATTTATTAAGAAATCATCTTCCAACATTCGTTCAAGATGATTCACAGAATGATATATTTTTAAAATTTGTAGATATGATTGGACATCATTTTGATGATATTTGGGTATTCATTAAATCAATGACAGATGTTCATGATAAGAGAGATAAACTTAGTGAAGGAATTGCAAAAGATTTATTAAAACCTGTGGCACAATCACTTGGTTGGGAACTTCATGATGGAAAAGATACAATGTCTATTCAACGGTATATACTTGGAATGGAACAGACTGGATCTGAAGTGCCATGGAAATATTCTGATACTCCAGACAGAGATATATCAAGAGAAATATGGAGTCGTATTATAAACAATATGCCTTTCTTTTTGAAAACAAAAGGAACGGCACGAGCAATTAAAGGTTTAATAAGTTGTTATGGTATCCCATCAAGTATATTACGAGTTTTAGAATATGGTGGACCTAAATTAGCAGGACAACCAGCTGATTTTATGTTATCGAGGAAATTTACAAAAGCATTAGATTTCTTTGGTGCACCAAATAATTCATATGTTCAGTATAATGCTTGGAGTCCAGTAATATTAGGAGATGCCCCAACAAGTAGAGTTCCAGATACCGTAGAATTTAGATTTAAAGCTGCCACAGGATCAAATCAAGTCTTGGTTAGACGAGGTGATGATTGGGCAATTAGATTATTGGACAATGGTTCTTCGGATAGATATGGTCGTGTATCTTTTAAATTAAGCGGTAGTCATGGATATAATGAAGTTTCATCATCTGAATTACCAGTTTATGATGGAGATTTTTGGTCAGTAATGTTGACACGGGAATTATCTGGATCAAGAGAAGCCGGACAACAATTTTTAACAAGTGATTTCTCTGGATCAGATGTAATTTATAGTTTATATGCAAAACAATATGATGCTGGTAGAAGTAAAATTGTATATGAATCTAAAGTTGATTTAATGATAAGTGGTTCTCAATCAGTAGCATCTGCATCTTATAATTTAGCATATTCTGGTAGTGGAACAACAGTTACAATAGGTGGACCAGAAGAGAATACTTATTTTGGAGAATCATTTAGTGGTTCTCTGATGGAATTTAGAAATTGGACTACACCATTAAATTCTGGTTCATTTGACAATCATGTAGCCGCTCCAGTAGCGTTTGATGGTAATACACCATCTGCATCATATATGGATATGATTACTCGATATTCTTTTGACGATGATAAAGATTTAAGTGTCTCGGCCAATCAATGGATTCAAGATGCGAGTGGAGATACATCATTTACAGCATCTGCAACACCTTATGGATTTACAAGTGCACTTGGTTCAGGAACTAATAATACACATTTTTCATCCGTAGTAGATGAAACAAAGATGAAAGTTCCAAATTTGGGACCAAGTATGAAGTCATCTAATAAAATAAGAATTGAATCTGATACATTAATAGATAAAGCTCAGTCTGGTAATCCAATATTAAAATTTAAAGAAAGTATAACAATACCAGCTTATGATAACGCCCCAATAGATTCTAATAAACTTGGTATTTATTTTTCACCATCAAAGGCAATAGACGAAGATATCATAAGTTCAATGCCTAATATTGACTTTGACCAATATATTGGAGATCCACGTGACCAGTATAAAGAACAATATACAGGATTAACAACGGCACGGAATCTATATTGGCAAAAATACGCAGGACCAAATAACTTTTGGGATTATTTGAGGTTATTAAAATATTATGATAATTCATTATATAAACAATTACGATCATTAATTCCTGCCCGTGCAAATGCAAATATTGGTATATTAATTGAACCTACTATTCTTGAACGAGATAAGGTTATAATAGGAAAAAAACCTTCATTTGAACCAAGACATTTTGAGAGTGGTATAGATTTATATTATGTTTCTGAAAGTGCAAGATATACACCATTAGAATCAGATATAAATTACAGTAATCCGTTTAGAATTAATTTTCATACACAAGAAACTGGTTCGTATTTATCAGCATCTTCTGAATATATACCACTTGAATCAGATATAAATTACAGTAATCCGTTTAGAATTAATTTTCATACACAAGAAACCGGTTCATATTTATCAGCATCTTCTGAATATATACCATTAGACTCAGAGATAAATTATAGTAATCCATTTAGAATTAATTTTCATACACAAGAAAGTGGTTCGTATTTATCCGCGTCATCTGAATATATCCCACTTGAATCAGACTTAAATTACAGTCACCCATTCAGAGTGAATTTTCATACACAAGAAAGTGGTTCGTATTTATCAGCATCATCTGAATACATTCAATTAGAAAGTCAAATGGGATATACAGATCCATTTAGAGTTAATTCTCATACACAAGAAAGTGGTTCATACATTTCAGCATCTGCTGCGTATGAAAATATAGTTGCAAAACTTAATTTACATAATCCATATGACCTTAATAATACTACACAAAAGAGTGGTTCTGTAGTATCAATGTCTGCAGATTTTAGTTCATTAAAGGCACCAAGTGATTCTATGGCCGCTAACGCTAACGGAACGGGTTCATTTGTATTAAAACATATTTTAGAAAGACCATCATTATATGGTATAGGTGATAGAGATACAAGTGGTTGGTATGGACAAGATTATTATAATTCAACTATTCAGGCTGGAAGTCAAAAATCAATTTTTGAAGAAGTGGTGATGCCTCGAATAATGGATAATGTAGAATCGGAGTTCAATAGAGAAATAATGTATGCTTATTCATCTTCTTTAAGTGCTTCTTTGGGGATATATTATTCATCAAGTTTTGTAACTACTGATTTGGATAATAGATGGGACGAAGCAATTGGAACTGATAGATTATTTTATCTTGGGTGTGTTCATACTGATAATTCTACAGTTGCTGATAAGGAAAGAAGATATAAAGATAGAGCACCAGTAGTAGAGGTGACAATTACATCACCAACAAGGTTGGTAACTACAGATTCACCATCTACACCACTGGAAGTTAAATAATAAATGATAAAAATAAAAAAAGATTATATTTATAAGTGAAGAAGAATAATAAGTTTTATTGTATCGAATCTTATAAAAAATTAGTAAAATCCGCATTATTACATAGGAGAAAAACAAATGGGATATTTAGATAATTCAAGCAGAACATTAGACGCCATATTGACAAAGAAAGGTCGTGAAGTATTGTCAAGTGGTGGAGATTTCGAAGTCACTAAATTTGCACTCGGTGATGATGAGATTGATTACGATTTATGGGACACGACTCATACTAATGGAACGGACTATTATGGTGCAGTGATTGAAAATTTACCAGCACTTGAACCTTTTAATGATCCTTCCGAGATTATGAAGTATAAACTCGTATCACGGACAGATGGTGTTCGGGCAATGGCAAAGATAATTGAAACGCCCGGTACTCAAACATCACTTAATAACTTAAAATATTATGCAGATGATGTATCAGGAGATGGTGGAACGAGAGTCCAATGTGGACAAACAGCCTATTATCTTGGAATGGGAACAACATTTGGTGTTGGTCATGTTAATAATAGTGATCTTACAATAGATTATATTGGTGGAGATGATTCAATTTTCGAAGGTGGATATAAAGGCGAAGAATATACTATAACAGTATTGGATACTACTGTGGCAGTATTGGCACCATTGTATAGGTCTGTTGAAGGTAGAGAGTACCCAGTAGTACAAATGGGTGGTGGTGGAATGAGATCATCTGATAGAGCAAAATGGTTTCCATTCGTAAAGTCAGTACAACATCTTTCACAAACAATGAAAGGATGTAGGGTAGACGCCGGTGGTGTTTTTAGACATCGTAGAGGTAATAGGTTTGCACCAACATTGAATGGAACATTGGCACTATATTCGAAGAAGATTACATCAGCTTCGTCACCTGCAAAGACTTCTGTAATTGTTTCTGGGGAAATTTCAGGAGCAGTTTTAGAATTTGATGTTACTATTACACATAGAGCTACAGGTCAAAGACCAGCTGACGACGCAACATCTGCAGCATAATAAATAAAATATTTTTATTTATAACAAGGAGTCCTTATGGGATTTATAAATAATACCGCGTACATACTAAATGCAGTATTGACCAAGAAGGGTAGAGAATATCTTGCAAAAAGTAGTGGGAATTTTAATATAACAAAGTTTGCATTATCAGATGACGAGATAGATTATACCTTATGGGATCATGCACATCCAAAGGGATCAGATTATTATGGCGCTGTTTTAGAGACTACACCAATGTTAGAACCATGTGTAGATCCAGAAGTGGTGATGAAATATAAGTTAATTAACCTACCAATTGGAACAAAGGGATTGCCTTATATAGAAAACATTACACAAATTATAGGTGATAATAAATTAAAATCTATAATAAATGATGATGGTTGGATACTGACTGATGCCACATTAAATCCAACAACAGTTGGAGCGGATAGTGCTTTTACATCAGAAGATTATAGTTTTTTGGTATTAAACAATAATGTAATTGATATTAGAGTTGGAGCAATAAATCCAATAGCTGCCCCCACGTTTAATGATTTACCAGAAACGGGAGCAGTTTATGGTGAAGAAACTGGTAGAACAAGTAAGAAGGTAGTAGGAAAAATTGCAACAATTAGAGCAAAACAAATGACATTTAATAGAGAAACTTCTATTATTGTTACGGGCCAATTGTCAGGAGCAGTTTATGTAATTAGAGTTCAAGTTAATTATGATGACCAACGGAGTTAAGATATGGGATTCATAAATAAAAGTACCTTAACATTAGACGCAATTCTTACTAATAAAGGTAGAGATTATTTAAGAAAAGCTGTATTTGGTGAAAATCAAGATGGAGAACACGTTATTGTAAAATGGGCGTTAAGTGATGATGAAATAGATTATGGATTATGGGATGAAACACCGAGTGGTTCAAATTATGTAAAACCATATGGGCGGGTAATTGATAATCAACCAGTAACAGAACCAATAGTTACTAATAATGAAATTATGAGGTATTTTTTGTTTAAAGAAGGAATAGATTTTACTAAAAAGGTAGAGTCACCACCTCCAATAATTGCACCATTTGCACGTTTTACTATGAATGTAATCAAAGAAATTAAAGAATTTAATTTATTTAAAGATGGTAATAGTTTTTACGAAGGTAAAGGAAAGTAGAAGTGGGATATTTAGATAAATCAAGACAAACTGTAACTGCACATTTTACTAAAAGGGGACGAGAGATTTTAGCAAACGCACTTTCGGGGGTTACTGATGATTCTTATGTGATTACACAATTTGCACTTGGTGATGATGAAGTAGATTATGGTATGTGGGATGAAGCACAGCCAGAGAATTTACAAGGTAGAATTATAGAGAATATGCCAGTATTAGAGTCATTTGTAAACCAAAAAGAAATTATGAATTCGTTTATTATGGTTGAGACTCCATCAATTCCCTATGGATCTACAATTTCAAATGTTCAAGGTGGAATTACATTTGAAGGTAAAGATGAAATTGTTGATATAATACCATCAACAGAAAATCATGATGATACGGAAGTATATGAATTTTTTCTTGAACATGATAATTTATTTGAAATGTATAATCCGTTTATAACTCCAGTTTCAAATTTTAGTATGAGTATTTTTATTGGAGATGCTCCTACATCAGATTTTAATATGAGTGTTGCAACACCCACGGGTGTTCCACCAGTCGCTAATTTTACCATGGCAATATAAGGAGAAAAAGTTATGGCTATCACAGGAAATATACCTTTAACCGTAGAGTTTAGTGATGCATCTACGGGAGAAAATTTAACATATTTATGGGACTTTGGAGATGGTCAAGTATCTAAGGATCAGAATCCCTCTCATGAATATACTGTAGCTGGTGACTATACCGTTTCATTAACCACCAGTAATAATTATGGTTCAGATATCACAACTAATACAGTTTCTGCAACATCTTCAACTACTAATGGTGGAGATGATGATTTCGATTTTAACGGAAAGAAGGGCGGTAAGGGTGAAGGTGACGATGGTATTGGAAACGGAAAGAAAAAAGGAAATGGTGACGATGGCATCGGTAAAAAGAAAGGTAAGGCATAATATTATACCAAAGTCTAGCTTTGAATTAAGAATCCCATATCTAAATAGTGGAACTCTTAATGTAGCAAAAAAGAATAAATTGTTTCATAATAATAAGATTGAAGTTAGAAAATCTTCATTACAAGGATATGGAGTTTTTGCAAAAGAAGATATAAAAAATGGTGAAATGTTAGAAGAGTGTCATTATATTACAGTTGAAGAAGATGACGAGGTTGATAGATATCTTTTTAATTGGCCAAGAAGTGGAGATTGTGAAAAGTATGTAATACCACTTGGATTTGGAAGTATGTATAATGCAGCCACACCAGCTGGTAAAAAAAATACAGATTGGGAAACAGATTTAGAAGATAATATTATGGTATTTCATACTGTTAAAGATGTAAAAAAAGATACTGAATTATTAATGAATTATAATTATTAAATTTATTAAAATATTGTAGGAAATTAAATTATATGTTAAGTGCAAAACAAATACCAAAAGATGGAGTTGGACAGGAAAAAACTTTATATGGACGAGGGATTCGCTTAAAGGCAAAGGATTTAACTAAAACTACATCAACCACTTTAAAAATAACAGGAATGACAAGTGGAGCAGTTTGGTATGTTGATCTTATTGTGAAGGGGGAAGGGGAAAGTAAACCTGTAAGATTTAATCCACCCGCTGCTACTCCACCAGTACAGAAAGAAAAACGAGAAGAAAAGAAAAAAGAAAAGAAAAAAGAAAAGAAAAAAGAAAGTAAGTAGATCTCGTCAAAAAATTAATGATTTTAAATAATAACATATTTATATGTAACAAGGAGATAAACAATGGCAAGTAATTTCTTCACAGATATAACTGAAGAAGATAAACGGACTAATGTATTAAGTACTATATCTTCCCCTGTGTGGTCTAACGCAGCAGCAACTTTAACTGCGTTTTATACTGGATCTACACAGAGTGGAAGTAGTGGTGATTATTATTATGATGTCTTTGACAAAGTTGGAAGTGATGCTACACGGGCTGTACAATTTGCTGTGGCATACGGACATATTGAAGGAAGTGGTTCATTATCTACTACTGCTGGAAATAATCCAACAAAGGCAATTTATCGTCAATTCAGAAATATCTGTATAAAAAACGCATCAAGTACCACAAGATGGAACTTTAATGCAAACGGTGATGGTACTGACTTTACAGCACCAGATGTTTTTATAATTAACATCAACAGATCACGATATAGAGAAAAGTTGGATCCAGGAAACTGGGAACTTCATTTAAGTGGAAGTAATGCAGCTGGAACTCTTGGTTCAGCTACTGAACCCAACTTATTAAAACTCATTGATGATAGTGGAGCAACTTCAGATTCGTCTGTAAAGGCATCACAGAGAGTTTTTAATATAGTTAGTGGTTCTATTTCAGATGGAACTGCAAGAATAAAAACTACTGCGGTGGCACAGTCAGCAACTAATGGTTCATTCGGATATATGTATCCAGAACTTGGTATCATTGTGTTAAACGCGTCAGCTATTTCAGCTTCAATTGTGGGTGGTACACCTGCAGGAGCAGTTAATTTAACTCGTTCAACTGCAACTGATGACAATACTGCGTATGAATTAGTAAACGCTATTTCAACTGGTGGTAAATTCCAAGCTCGTAGAGAAGAACAAATTAAATCTTCTCATTATTTTTGTAGAGTGAAATCTGACCAGTATAATTACAGTCAAAATCCGACTTATTATACAGGTTCAAACGCTGAGTTGAAAAATTCAACTTTTGTTCAAGATCCAAAATCGTATATAACTACGGTTGGAC